CTCCCCTTGAAGAGGAGTCGATACACAAGATGTTGTGTGTGATGGTTTCCTCCAAGACCATCACCCAGCAAGAGCAGATTGCCGAAATTATTCGGGCTGCTCAGGCATCTTGGTGGCACTATGGCCACGAGGTGTTTGAAGAGAAGACGCGGATGCTCGAGGAGGTGATCACTGAATGTGGTCTCTCTGACTGGTTTGCCGGCGATTCTCGGCGTCTTTTGACGCACGTTGAGTTCGTGAAACGTTTTGAAGCGAATTCTAAGAAATCCGATTGGAAGCTTTAAGCAACCGACGGCGGCTTTGTTCTCAAGTCGTAACCAAAAGAGTCCACATTTCTGTAATATACTTATTTATGATTGATTTTTGTGTCTTTATTTTATTATTTATTGAAGGAAAGAAATGTGAAGTGAGCAGGGGCGTTCCCCCGAAGGACTTTTTAGTCCTGCTGTCAGTTCTGCAGCATGTAAAAACGCACCGTCTTGAACTAATAAGTATATGTTCTATGACGTATTTATCTACTTACTGAAAATACTAATACCGTTTTGGGGAGCGAAAATCCCCACGTTGCCGTCTATAGTGAGGCGGTCGCCAATCCCACGTTGAATCAGCAAACGATTGAATTTGCGGATGGCAATCCAGGAGATGAGGTAACTTTTGCTAGTTCATCCATCTCAACTTTTGATGCTACGGCTCTTGAGGGCATGACACTTGGAGAATTTCTTCAAAGACCTGTTCTGATTGATACTTTCGATTGGGGTGAGGGTGGCTTTGCTGCTCACTCTTTTGACCCATGGACACTTTTCTTTACGGACCCTGCCATTAAAAGGAAAATGGACAATTATGGTTTGGTGCGATGTAAATTGCACTTGAAATTCATGTTGTCCGCTTCTCCTTTTTATTATGGTATGTGTCTAGTGTCTTACAATCCTATGCCGAATTATCATCCTGGTCCGCAGACTGTTATTGCCAGTGATGAAGCTCTTGTCACTTATTCCCAGCGGCCACACATTTTGTTGTGGCCGGCCAAGTCTCAAGGTGGTAGTATGGAACTACCTTTCTTTTATCCGCAGAATTGGCATAATAACAGGGGCTTCACTTTTCCTGATCTTGGTTCTATTCGCTATGATTCCCCG